CTTTCCGATAGCATATCAATCGTGTGTCTAAACGGTACAAATACCAGAACTTTTTGACTGCTTTCATCTATAACTTCTTTTAAGACTTGATACCTATTCTTAATATCAAACTGTATCGTATCGCCTTCATCAGTATATATAGCCCCTGCACTTATTTGTAGCAGCTTGTTCAAGCTTATAGCAGCGTTGGCGGCTGTAACGTCTTCCCCAACTATTTGCATAACCATTTTCTTACGAAGCGTTTCGTAATACTTTTTTTGTTGCGTTGTCATATCTACAAAGCGTTTGGTGTAAACCATATCAGGCAAATCTAAACACTCTTCTTTTGTAAAACGTATAGCGGGTTGCAAAGCTTTAAATACAGTATCCTTAGCTGTATCTTTTGGTTTGTATTTGAACTGTGTTACTTTCCACATGACTATATCTCGCCAAGACCCAAAAAATCTTGGTACAGACAACGGATTAATCATCTTAGCTAGACCATAAGCATCCAAAGGACTTTGGGCCGCAGGTGTACCAGTCATCATCCACAGCCAAGCATCTTCTCCTATGATATTATTGAGCGTCTTCCATCTTTTAGTCTGCACGTTTTTATAGTGCGTGGCTTCATCAACTATAAATAAATCAAACCCACCGTTGGCTATATCGTCCTTTACAATCTCTACACCATCGTAATTTATAATTATAAACTCTGCACCGCTGTTGATAATTTTCTTACGCTTCTCTTTCGAACCATAGGCAACGTCAACTGTTCTGTGCATCGCAAAAGAAAACAAATCGTTCCTCCATGCGCTGTCCATAATTGACAGAGGACATACAACAAGAACCCTGTTTACCTTCCCTTGTTGCATCAAATAGTCAGCCGCCCATATAGAAGATGCCGTTTTCCCCGTGCCTTGTTCGTTAAAACAAAAGGCTTTCTTGTTCATAGTGAGAAATGATGCCGTATCTTTCTGATGTTCGAACGGTTTGTACTGACCCGGCCAGCTATAACGTTTGGTAATAGGTGACGGTATGTTTATATTTAAATTTTTTAGAGTATGAACTTCGTCAATACCCCAGTTTACAACAACTTCATTCATAGACACTTCCTTACTCTTTGGGATTACAGTTGTTATCTGTTTAGGGTTACGAACTTTAAGCAGTAACGCCTTGTCCCTTATTATTTTCATGTTGTTCTCCGTGGTAGCTTGTAGCTACTTCTTTTTGGGTGGTTTACTCATCCTTCCACCTCCTGCTCTATTCTTTGATGGACTTTGTAGCTTTACGCCATCCTTGTTAGATCCACCTTTACTCAATGCTTTTTTGTGTGCAATATCTTTACCTTTTCTTTTTACACCCTTTTTATCCATTTTCCTACGGGCGCGTTGTCTTTCCATACGATCAGAGTGTTCACCCCTAGCTTTTTGTTGCTTGTACTCTTTCTTATAAGGTCTAGGTTTGTTTTTATATGGCATTAGTTACTCCCATTATGAGGACACTCCATCACTGGACAATGACGCTTGCATAAACCAGAGGGACGGGGGTTCCATACCTCTTTGTCAAACGCTATTTGCATACTAGCATACTTTGTTAACCATTTCTCCCAAAGAATTGACTCGGAGTCAATTTCATAAGTTTCTTTTATTAAACTACCCGCAACTACAAAAAGTAGACCCGCTTTTATTTTTGTTACCTGTGGGTAATGTTTAAATACCGATAGAGCCATAAGCTCAAGCTGCCCTTTATCTGCATATCGTGCAGATTTGCCTGTTTTATAATCTATAACCCAAGCCATCTCTGCCAGTACATCTACTATTATAAGATCAGCTATGCCTCTAAACCACACTCTCTTATCAAAGAAATCACAGGGTTCTAAGTCTTCAGTTAGCCCCAATTTCTTTTCACATACTTTTATACCTCTTTTATTGTTTAGAGCGTCTAGCGTAGGCTCTATAAACCCAAACTTTTTTGGTAGAGGTGCATCCTTTCCAATATAATCTTCACATGCTTTATGAAACTCAGTGCCATATCGCGTAGCTTCTGTCTCTTCAAAAGGATATTCTTTTAATATACTAACATGATAGAACTGCTTCGGGCATGTATCAAATGCCTTTGCTTTACTAAATGACCAAGGTGCTATGCTCACTCGCAGTCTCCATAGGATTTTCCTGTGCCGCTTTCACAATCCACAGGTAAGCCTGTTGCCCAATCGGGTGTCCATCTCATGCACTCCTCAACATACGTTTGAGCCGCTGCTACTTCGTTGTCTTCCACACAGCAAACTATTGAGTCGTGTACCGTCAACACCACTTTATATTTCTTACTAATTCTTAGCATTTGTTCACCTATAATACAACGTGCTAGTGCTTGGCACACATTCTCTATTACCTTGCCACCGTATATTCTAGTGCGCCCCCTACGTGTTTTATAGCTATACTCAATACCCTTTTCGCCTTGTTCTCCTGACAAATCATCGTAACGCACTAATAACCCTGACGGCAGTACAATACCACGTTCCGATCCCGAAACTTCCAATATACCTTCTCTACCAAAATGTGCGGCTCTTTTACTTGCAAGCTGCTGTATCATATGGTGAGCGTCGCGCCATACCTTACTAATCTTAAAGTTAGAGTCACGATATATCTGTATTATCCTCCGGGCCTCGTGGGGTTCGACTTCATACCCAAACGTCTTTAGCTGTGTGCCAAACTTCTCAGCACCCATACCATATCCTGCGCCTAAGATTGTAGTTTTGCCAACGAACCGCTGATCCTTTGTGACATCCGCCTCGTCACATTGATATATACGTGACGCCATCTTTACATATACATCCTCACCTTTTGCAAATGCAGCGGTGAGATCGTCTTGCCCTGCAAACCATGCCAATACTCGCGCTTCAATCTGCGAACTGTCAGCTTCTACTATGGTGTAGCCTTCGGGAGCAACAATCGCCTTCTTCAACTTCTTAGCGTTTGGTCCCCTGCTTGGTAGGTTTTGTAGATTTATCTTGTCAGAACCACCCCACCTTCCAGTGTGCGCCGCGTAGTATCGCACAGGAACTGGTAACAAACCTCTCTTACATATATTTATAAACCGTTCGGTGCGGGTTTCTTCCAACGTGCTTTTATTGCCTAGCCGCGCAGCTACTAAAGATTGCACCTTGTCATCGTCGTGTTCTTGCAATGCTTTGAAGCCTTCGTCGGCTTTGGCTAAGGCGTACGTTTCTTTACCTGTTGTGACGCTAATCTTCATCGGAGGCTCCACACCAAGATCTCGTAGCATGTCAGCAAATTTCTGGTTGCTCATCAGATCTTTCTTATCTTCTATATTTGCATCGCGTAGCAACTTGTCCTTACGTTCTTTGGTATCTTCGAGATGCTGCTCTAGAAGTCCAAGATCAAGATCGAGCGTAGGTTCAATAAACATACGCAATGTAAGGTCAATAAGTTTTAACTCTTGTTTGGGAAACTTTGCGCCCATCTTTTTAAAAAGATTGTAGGTCAAATCTACATCGTTCTTGGCGTACTCGCCATAACGTAGGGCTTCTTGTTCTGTGAAATCGGCTCGGCGTTTGCCCTTGGCATTGTGTACCTCGGTTCCTTTAACACCGACACCGTATCTTTCTGCTACCGCTTTGAGAGACGCGCTAGTCTCTACACCATGCAAAGCACGAGCCATGCACATTGTATCAAACCATGCTTTCGGTTTTATTCCGTATCGCCATGCAAGTATTGCCCCATCAAACATAGTGTTATGACAGAGAATACCACACTGAGAGAAGTCTATGTGTGACAACAAACGTGCCAGCAGAGCTGGGTCACGCACATATTTAGTTTTTTTGTCGTTCTTCTTGATCGCAAGGCCAATGACCTCGAACCTTTTGTCTCGCACATATTCTTCAGTTGTCAGCTTTGATAACGAATAGTCCTGAGCATAATACGTTTCAAAGTCTAGCGTATAAATATCCATTAAGTTTCAGCTATCTCACCACCCAATGACATATACCCACAAACATCTACGTAGTTGTCTAAGTTCTTTACGCCGTCTCCGTGTAATCTTGCGATCTTCATCAAAGACATCATAATTGGAATGTCATCTACTTTTATAAAATCTATAAGACCAAGGTGCGTGTTCCAGTACGAAGCAATCATCGTAAAGTTAGCTTCAGCATCACCGTGCTGCTCGGCTCTGTCTGTAGTGACAAGATCTTTTGCTGTGTCTAATATCGTGCTTCTCTCGGCTGCGCGTGTGGCGTCTATCTCTTCTCGCCAATTAGTTGAGCTTATTCTCGACACCATATTCTTTACGAAGTCTATGTCTACACCACATTCATCTGCTACGATAGCATAATCGGCTTTGCGATTTTTGATTAGGTATTCCCATACCTTGCTCTCTTTTTTAGTCATCTTTAACCTCCCAAACATTCTCCAACGTCCAATCGTGGCCGTCATCTGTTTGTACCCAATTAAACTTTTCTCTTTGTTCTTTGGTCGGGGCATCGGCAATCATCCAAGCTGTTTCTTGGTCTGGTGCTTCAATGATTGTTTGGTAGCCAACATCTTTAGTGGCTGTTACTTTATATTTCGGCATTTGCTGTTCTCCTACCAAGGTCTTAGTTTAGGTCTTACAACATGTGACGCGACCTCGCTTACATCACAATGGCCTTCTGTTGCACTGATTTTATCGTAAAATCCATTGATAGTAAGCAGTACATCCCAACAAGCATCCTCGCTATCAAACCAAGCGGTCAAATACATTTGATGTTCTGCAACGGTATAGCCTACCGTTAATAAAGTAAAAAATTCCATGACAACTCCATATCTTTATGTATTATATTTATAGGGGCGAGTTTTAACGCGGTTTTTTAGTCCTTTCTTTTCCACGTTTCCTCTGAATAACTTGCCCCACCTCATTGTCTTTCTGATCCCAAGGAGCTTTTACAAGACTGATTTTTTGCTGTCCATACGCTAACTTACGTCTGTAGCCTTGCATTTCTTTTTGGTTCTTGGTCCAACGGCTCATACTACACCCTGCCAAGATCTTCTCCTGTGTTCTATAACTACACCGGTACTCCTCAAAGCGTCCACGTAGTCGTCTAACTCTTCCATCGCGGCAAATATCTCCTGTTCTATCCTAGGTCTGGCGTCTTTGCGCCCACTTTCGTCTTGTAAACTATCGACTTGTCTTTTTAACCATTTTAGTTGTGCCGCTTGCCAATCTGTTAACTGCTCATTCCCCATAACTATCTCCTTAAAAAGGTGGTTCTTCCCCATCATAAGATGGTAACCATGCTACATAATTTTCGGGTTCTGTCACCTCTTCTTTTATTTCAGCTATCCCCATCTCATGTAGAAACAGGGATAGCTGTTGCGGTAAGTCACTCTGCATCGACTGTTTTGTCATCACGCAATACGCGAACAATATCTTCAACAGGTTTTAAGTCTACGCCTATATGTTCGGCGCAACCTCTATACCTACTCAACCACCCTGCTAAGTATACCCCTGCCTGTTTACGTAATTCTTCCTGTGACTTTGGGTCATCAGGATCAAACGCTTGATATCCTCCGCCTAGCTTTCTGCTAGCAACTGGAGAGATGTATGCAGGATATTCCGTTACCTTAATTGAAGGTGTAGCTGCTTCGATAATTTCACTCTTAACTACAATACGCAGTCCAGAAGCAAGCTGTCGAGCCAAGTTTAACTTAGCTTGCCACAACAACTCGTCATCTCTTCCATGAAATGCATTATATGCGGGGTGATCTGGTTGTGTTTCTAACCACAAAACAAATTCATCCGCTTTAAAGGTATTTTTACCCGTGTCGTTTAGATAGTCATCGACCATCTTCTGA